ATTTTTTTCAATTCTACTTCCATAGGTATCCGTCCAGTCTCTTGCAATCTCTGGCTCGTTAGCCCATAAATATCTTCTTTGTTTTTCTGATTTGAATGGCATTATTCTCCTCTACTATCAATCATGTCGAGAGCAATAGTATAAATTTCTATTTGTTTGTCTTGAGAAAGATCATAAAAGTCTTTTCCATATTCTTCCTGTGCTAAATCTTCAGCTAGCATTTGAGCTTTCCAACCCCTGTCTCCACCACCTGCCATCTTCATAGTTTCATCTAACGTTTCAATTCCTTGTGGAGTATCTATTGTTTCTCTCATACTTAATTCTTCCATGTCACCACCGAATCTTGCAGGAATTCTACCAGGTCCTTGTTCCATGTTCCGTGGTCCAAGGCTCCCGATGCCTCCTTGTTCTTGCATCTCATCTTGTTGTGCTTGTTGTAGTATTTGTTTCCAAACGCCACTTCTAAAAAATTCATCAAAATTAGAAAACTGACCTTTTTCCTCTGGACCCATAGCATCCCATACTTGTTTAGCTATCATCATTTCTTCTTGTGATTGTGCTGGTGGTCTTGGCCCTTCTTTACCTTCGTACTTAATAGAAGGTGCTCCTGTTTCTAATTGTTCTGAAATATTAATATCTGTTATTGCCATAATTTTGTCTTATTTCCTAGGGTTTATTATACTACTGTGTTTTTCCAAACAAATCAAGGCTTGGCATAATTACTTTTACGTCTCTTCGAATGTCCTTTTCCTCAACTCCTTTGGCTTTCCATTCCTCTTCATTTTTATATACTTCCCCGGTTTTAAGGTTAGAAATAGTAGTTATTATTTCTTCTGGTTCTATTACTCTCATTATGTTGTTACCTCTTTTTTAATGTTTAGATAGCTTACACCAAATGTAAAAGCGTCTGCACTACCTGCTTTAATTGTAAGGGTATTTCCACCCTCAACTATTAACGGTTGAGTCAATAATTCTTTACTTTCATTAGCTGTTAATGCTGCTGATTGAATAACCACAATACCATCGTTTGTCACAGTAGGTGCAGGAGTTCCTGCAGATTTAACAATGATAGACTTAATAAGATAAGTCTCAGTTACCAAAGGATTACCACTTCCAAAAGGATTTTTTTCTGTGTTATCTGTATTAGCATTTAATCCTGCAAATTTATATATATTTACTACTGCCATTAATCTAAAAAGAAACTTCTAGCTTCTATCTCCTGTTTTAATTCTTCTTGAAAAGTTGAGTTTAATTTCTCTAACACGGCGTCTAAGTCTCGCACAAGTGATTGAGCTACATCTTGCCTATAATCTTCACTAGCTCTAGTTAATGTTTGTACTATCTTTGCCATTATCTTCTTCCTCCTGCATGTACATCTAATCTAAAAGTTCCTAATTTCCAATTGGAATCTACTGCTGTATTTGCTATCTTAACAGCAACAGCTCTACCTCTAGCTCTACAAGATTTATATTGAGTAGAAGATGTAATGGTAAACGGTCCTAATGTTGAACTAGCTGCTGTGTCATTTGGAAAATTTCTAAGGTTTAATGTAACAGTTGTGTTTCCTGATTGGGTTATAAAGTCTGGTAAAAATCTACTGACTCTCATCATAAATTCTCCGTCTCCTCTAAACGTAATTCCTTGTCTTTGATCTTGAGTAATGTCAAAATCTCCTGAAGTAATGTTAGCTGGAATAGCAGTGGTTGTTCCACCCTTAACTTGATTGATGCCAGTCTCATGCTCATAGTAAGTTGAAACTCCATCTGTATTTCCTACGGTATCACAGGTATCCGTATCTGCATCATAAGATGTAGCATGAGGTAAACCAAAGATAGCTGAGTCCACCCAAGTTGTTCTAGGAAAAAGAGAATTAGCGTTTGTATACCATATAGGTCTATTAATAGTAGAATCTAAATAACTATATACAACACATCTATCTATTACATTAGAACCTGATGTAGGATAAAACCACATTACTTCTCCAAACAAGTTATTTAATCCACAGTAAATCATTTGATTAGAAGTTTTATTAAGATCATCATAAACATAATCTTCTACCAAACAGTCCATTGATTCTAGTTTACCAGTAAATCTAAAGAAACCATTTTCAGACATCCAATAAGCAGAACCATCCACTTCCGCCGCTGCATTTTTTCCAATTAAACCACAGTTGGTACCTACTTGCTCATAAGCGAAAGTAAAAGGTTGACCTACAAAACGCATGGTAAATAATGAGGTATCTGTCCATACGTAAATAGTATTTCTACCTAGTTTTGCACCCATGATCCGTGATCCGGCAGCCAGTCTTTGTGTGCCAGCGGTATTGATTGCAGTAGGTGTCCAAGTGTTGATATCCTCTTGAGAAGAGAATCTTATAAACATGTCATCTTGTGTTGTAGTATCACCAATTGTTGTTTCAGTTCCAAATAAAACTAAGTGACGATCGGGTGTTGAAACTAACATATCACGAGACGCGGTTGGTGCACCACTAACAATAGTTGCTCTGGTAGAAGTAGCAGTAGTTAAATCTGCGTCCCATTCAAAAACAGGACCATTAAAAATTAAAGCTAATAAATTACTTCCTAAATTATCCAAGGACCATAGTCCAGGTTCAGCAACTTTGTCAGTTGTCGAAGAGGCTTGTCCCCATCCACTATAGTCAGTAATATTTGTAATGGTTGCTCCATCTGAGTGAAGAGCAGCTGTTGTTCCATTAACTCCTCGAGCTACTCCAGTTAATACATTTGAACTAATTCCAGTATAAGTAAGATCCTCTGTGCCTATTCTTATTGTACTAGTTCCACTGGTAGGAAAACCTAATGAACTAGTTAATGTAATACCAGTCGTTGCAGCAGCATCGGTGATGGCTCCATTTAAAGTTGTCGTTTGAGGAGCGGTTACTGTTCCACTCCATTGAGATATACCCCATCCAAAAACTCCCACCTGTTCAGCCGGTCCTACAGGATAATACCATTTAACAGAAAGATCTCCATCCGTAGCGGTTCCACTAGCATTAGAGGCCATAGTAATTGTAACTGAAGTAGTGTTTACAACCTCAGTTATCATAAAAGTTTTATTGTCAAAATCAGATGCAGAATAACCTGAACCCGTTGGTGGTGTAACATTTTCAAGATATAAAATATCTCCTGCCGTCATTCCATCTGTAGAGGATAAAGTAATTGTAAGAATAGCAGAGCCTGAAGTAGATGCGAGCTTATCTGTTAAGGCTCCGAAATCAGTTTTAATAGGGTGTATGTCATAATGGGCTTCCCCAGTATAAGCATATAAAATTCTATTGGTTCCAATAATGGAATATTTAATTCCATTTTTGTTGACCATTTGATGAATAGCTCGAGCCGAGCCTGTTAAAGCTGTGTCTCCTAGCTGTGACCATCCTCCTATTTTTTCAGGAGTACCATATCTAAAACGTACATTTTCCCCCTCTGTCCATTGAGCTTCTGCTCCTGTAGGGGTAATCTGTTTATTAAATCCTGGTAGAAAACCTATTTTTTGTAGCATAAAAATCCTTTTTTATAACTATAGCAGATTTTAGGGATAATCAATAGATTTAAGCAAGGGGAATCTGTGGTGGAGTTTCCCCCTGCAAGCTTAATGTATAAACTATTTTTTAGGTAATGTAAAGCCTTTATACCACGCAGGAAGTCCTAGAAATGGACGTTTATCAAATTCATTTTCTTTAGCTACTTTAGAACCTTTTTTATTATAATGTAAAAATACTTGTCCACAGTCTTTACCAGTAAATTCTTCTCTCCAGTGTTCAAGTTCACAGCCAGAGTATATAAGCATATCTCCTGGTTTTAAATCTACTTTAATACCTGCTTGACCTGTCTTAGTTGTAGGATCAAGATAAATTGGCCAATCATCTCCTCCTAGATTTAAAGTAGTAGATATTTCACAAGAATATCTATCTTTATGTCTAGCAAGCACATCTCCTTTTTTATAAATTCTTGCATAGGAATATGTAGGACTTAATTTAAGTGAGGTATGTTTTTCCATAACAGGTTGAACTTTTTGTAATAAAGTTTCCATGACTAAATCTGCGTAATGAGAATAAGTATTAGGAACTTGGTCATCATTCCATACACCCCAGTACTCAGTAAAAGGGGATATATATTTTTGATCAAATAAAAATCTTGCTGCCTTTCTTTTATTTAAGAAATAAGCAAAACAAAAATCAGCCATTTCTCTATTAATAGCTCCTTTTAACACTGTATATTTATTTTT